CGTTAAACCGTGTCGGCCTTGATGGACAGAATCCATCGAGGCGTGTCGGCCACCCTCAGGGTGGCCGCGGAGCTGGTTGCGCGCTTGAATGTGTCGCGCACTTGCTCCAATGTTGTCCGGCGCAGTCGTCAGCCTTTGCGCCGTGCTGCTAAATTTATTATTCAATTTAGAGCAGCCGTTGTTGATGTTTGGGGGAAGTATTTTAAGATCAAATCGCCATTTCTTAAGGCTTTCCTCCAGGGCTTTTCTGGATCATTCAAATGGTCTTTATGGGTTGCCTTCCATGTAATCTTGTTTACCCGAGTTCATATAAAGTACGCAGCTTTTATCTACGGGTATTACATTTGCCGATACCTGGCACGATCGGGAGACAGCATGTTCATCATGAAAAGCCAAATTGTCCCTGGTAGTATCCGTTTGGCACCAGACTCAGTACAATATTCTGCCCCCACCAATAGGAGTGGTTTGTCCCCTAATTCGGTGGCTGGTGGCCTTCGGGCCGCCTACACCCGTCCACTAATACATACGGGTGTGGTAGTTACTGAGACTGTCTGGGAGTGGCTGTGGCGAAACAGCGACCGGATACTTGCCATAATAGTAGGCCTAAAGTTGGCCGAAGTAACCTGGCGTGAATGGTCCCCTACATTGCGGGACATTTACTCACACCTGGTGGACCTGTTTAAAATGCGACCACGGTACAAGCCTGAAACCATGAGATCAATTTTCATGAATGTACCTTTGACCCAGTCTAGGGTCACGCCGAACCACACTCATGGCGAAGCAGCTGGCGATAGAGGTGCCGCTGTTTCGACCATGGTGAGAATTGCTAACATGACCGGTAGTTCTTACTATTTCATTCAGAAATCTCGAACAGATGAGCGGAAAGGCCGCGCTGGCTCGCGCTCATACTACTGGACCAAGGATTTGAATGTTAGCCCAGCAGTCATGGTGTTGCCAGAAAATCCAATGATGATTTTGGTTGATGTTGACCAATATCTGGACATGCCATTGATTCTGTCTTCTCACAATGTGCCATTTTTGCTCTACACGTTCCAACCTTCTAGGGTTTCGAGGGAGTCGTCAAATTATGTTTACACTTTTGACGATAATGACCAGGTGGAATACCGGGTCACGGGTGGAGCCACTTATGTACATAAAGTGTGGAATTACTCGAGGGATCACATTCTCGCAACTTCAACATTTTGCGGCATACCCTATCGAGCTGCGGCGTATTTAGTCGATCGACGTGCCACTGATGCTGATCATCAATTGGTTTGCC